TTGGCATTTTTAGCGTTCCAAGTGGTAGCACAAACCAATACGCCGACTTTCATTAAGGGCGAAATGGATATTCAGTATAACTCACGAATAACGCCCCAAGCAGTAGGGATTAAAGATGTTTATACTTTGAATATTAATGTGTCCAATTCAGCGGTTTTTAAAGGAAGCATAAAAGACACCCCTTTAATTATGGGTGGCTGGACAGGTGGCACAATAAAACAAGCTAAATCATTGGAATTTGATGTAGCTTGTGATGTGGTTAATCCTAAAAATCCGGCGCAATCAGTTAACGTAGGCAGGATATTTGGTAAGGTTGGGATTGACCAAGATGGGACTTATCGCTATGATTCAGGCGCGGTTCAAATGAGTATTTTGCCTAGAGGTAATGCGGTGGGGTTTGATAGCAAATTTGCTGGTATTACCGTAGGAAAACCCTTAGCTCGCCCTGCAAATTGGATGGAAACTCTAAAAAGGGAAACTGTCAATATCAAGCGCAAAGTTGGCGGAAAGATTATGACAGTGGCTTTAAAAAGATATGATAAAATGGAGTTTCGCCAGCATGTAATAGCGGCTGGCCCTATCCAAATGTATCAGCCTGTAACTGTCAATGGCGAAGCTCTCTATGATTACGACAAGTTTTCATGGTTCTTTAACAATATTACTGTTCAATATGTGGTTAATAACACAGTGAAGATTGACCGTTTGAGCGGGAATATTCGGTGGGTTGAAACGCCCAACCGAAAAGTAACAGGAGAAGGGGAATATCAGTTTGATATCAGAGTTAACGAACCTCCTCCATCAGAAAACGCGGTTTTTACAGCTTCTGAAGGTGATGAATCTGACTTTTTTGAAACCGATACTACCCTTCCAGCCTTGGTTGGCACAATGAAGTATAAAGATGTTCTAAAAGGCGACACAACAACATCTTCTAAAGTCACAATTGACCTTACTGGGAACAATCTCACAAAACAGCAAGTTATGGTGCTTTGTAAGATGGTGATTTTTTCGATGATTGCGCCCATGAATTCTGATTAATTTTAATGAAACACAAACTAACACTGTTAATTATTGGACTAAGCTGTTTGCTTAGTGTTAATGCTCAAACAACCAACTTCGCTTTAGCAACAGAGCTTGAAAGTTCTGGAAAACAAGCTGGAGGAGTTGAGTTTACTTTGGGCGGTTCCGGCACAGAGATTAAAGGAGAGTCCCTGTTTGGGTTAGACCTTTCTTTATCAGTAAACCCCTTTAAAGCAAGACCCGAGATTTGGTTGGGTGTGGCTCAGGGGCTTTTTTGGGAGCCTTCCTTTGCTGGCAATACAGACCTGTTTGCGGACTGGTCATGGCATATTTGGAATGACACTATCTATCTGAATACTGGCTGGTCTGGAGGCATAATGTATAGTGACGATGATGAAATTTGGCGCACTGGGCCAGAGGCTTATCTTCAGTATTATACCTCTGACAATGCTTTTATTTATGCTGGTCTCAATTGGGATTGGGTGAGTGAAGGTGATGATGGTCTAAGGTATAGTTTTGGCATTGGATTGTCGTTCTAAAACAATTGGCACATGGCGTAATAGTAGCGTACGTGGCTTTGGACCATGGGGCGTTGGAGCGTAACCAACTGTGCCTGCCAATTTACTTAGTCCTAAAAATGTAGTTTAAATACAGATGGGATTAATAGCGAAACCATCAGTAGATACGATTAATTAAATTAAAACATCCGTTTGGTAGCAGCCCGAAAAGGGTTATCCCTGAAAGGGATGCGGAAAATGACCGTGGAGAATCGGGATTCGGTTCATTTTTAGGATTAGGTTTTTTTGGGGTTACAAGGTATTATCCGCTTAACTCCATTTTATGCAAGACAAACTACTCTTCAAAGGTGTTTTTCAGCTAAAAGACACTCATGGACTTCCTTTGGATATGATTTTCGAGCTTGTAAAGGAAGCGGGGTATTCAATTGATTATTGCGACCTTTTATGTAATGCTTGGCTTAATGACTGTCTTAAGTTTGAAGGAATAGTTCGAGAACTAGAAATGTTAGGCGGCAGTCATGTTGAAGAATGGAAACTTTGTTGTGCAATTTTAATTGAACGTCATCCAGAGATAGCCCAAGCTGCTAATCCCATTGATGAATGTTGTAAAAGATTATTGAGTTTAAAATAGCGTATTTTTTGTGCTTTTGAAACCGAGAGTAGACCGTAAACAGTACCGGGCCAGTTTTGGGAACTGGTGTAGAAATACCGTAGGGATGCGAGCGCCCTTTCTCGGACCATTTTTTCCTGTTGACTTTTCGAAAAGATTTGGTATGATACAGACAGTTGATGAATTTTGAAATTTCAAACCGGCTATATAAGAGCTTCCTTCTAAAATCTATTGGAATGAAACCAGCTTTTGTGGTTCCCGGTTTGTTAAATCGAGCGGCTATGGTAGAGCTTCCTTCTAAATTTATCCTAAAATCCAGCTTTACCGGTTTCCGCTTACTTTTATAAAAAAAATGAGAACAACGACTAGAAGAACAATCAGACGGCCAGTGGCGGCAATAACTAAAACTCAAGTGCCGATTGTTACCAAGGTGCCGCAATCTTTGAACGTAACTCAAATCTATCTAGAGAAGCGTTTAAAGGTTATTCCCCCATTAGGCAGAAGCTCGGACAATGATTTGCTTGTTGGGACCATTGATAAGAACCTTGAAAGTCTAGGTTATGTCATCAGTCCAACTCTTTTTAAGGCTCTTAGTCGCTTGACTGAGTCTCAACTGTCTGATTTTTATGCAGAAGTTGTTCCTGTTCTGAAGACAATGCGGGGAGCGCATAGGGCTTTCAGGCCAATGTATCCAAATTTCCCCCAACAAGTAATGGATATGAGCGAGTTTGAGCTTTACTCTAATGCGATTCGCCATTACTGGACTTTTTGGCTCAAGGATTTAGGTTTAATAGATGATACTTGGCTTCCCACTTACGAGAAGAAAGAAAGGTTGCCGTTAGCTGAACCTGTTAAACTTGACACTATTGAACTTGGCGACATAAATGATTTTGAGTCCATTTTTACTTCTTTAGTACAAGCTAAATCTTCTATCTCAGCGTCCGACAAAGAGATTGTTTTAAGTTTTATTGCGTATTATCAAAACGATATCGTTCGTTTGCTGCCAGAAACTATTTCCCACAAAGAACAACTTGCGGTTGTGGCGAGTGGGATGATTTCTTTTACAACTTCTGCTAAAATCTTAGAGAAGTATGTAAAGACCCCTACGGATGTATTGAGGTTAGCTGCCGCTTTGTGCGGAGGAGACGTGTCACTTGCGGATACGACCAAGTTTATCAAAATTCCAAGAGGAAAAAGGAAGTTTTTGTTGGGACTTCTTGAGTCCTGCAAAACAAGTTTAGCCGAAGAAATGGTTAAATATGATGAACGTTGGATAAGGCTTGGGGAAGTTCTTCATCCCGGCGACTATAAGAAACAGTTTCCGGTAACTTTCGCTGCTTTTTCAAAATTACGTGATAACGTCAAAATTGTCACTTTCAACTCAAAAGTCGAAAAATCTCTTTTAGAAGGAGATTTAAAAGAGAGTGTAGAACTTCTTAGGACTAGACCGGGAGATTTTGCCCGAAGGCTGGACCATATCTTTAGGCTTGCGTCTAGTGACAAAGAGCGCAAGAAACTATTAGGGTGTTTTTCAGACGTAGCTTCAAAAGTTTCTACTCCTGTTTTGCTTCAGGTGTTTACTCATTTCAAAGAACGCAATCAAAATGATTTTCATGCTGTATTCCCTAAGGGGAACTTGGCCAAAATTAAAGTATTGGATACTGCTCCTATACCCTTAAATCAGACTTTTTGTGATTCAGTGGTGAAAGAAGCACGAGATGTTTTAGTAGCTCGCTTTTCGGAACTAGAGCCTTTGGGTAACGTGTATCTTGATGATGCTTTAAAGAATTATAAGGTTCCGTTTTCACAACGTAGTGCGTCCAAAGCTCTTAAGACCCTAGTAAGAGGTTCCAAGATTCCTTTGGATGGGGATTACGACACCATTCGCTTCTTTGTTTGGTGGAAAAACGGAGAAAGCAGAACAGATATTGATTTAACAGCCACCATTCTTGGCGAAGACTTTGAACGCATAACTGATATTGCGTATTATAATCTCAAGGATATGGGCGGCGCTCACAGTGGGGATATTACTAATGCCCCTAATGGAGCAGCGGAATTCATTGACATTCCAATGAGTAATGTAATGGAACAAAACGGACGCTATATTGTAATGAGTGTTCGTTGCTATACTGGACAACCTTATCATGATTTGCCAGAATGTTTTGCGGGTTGGATGGGTCGCAAAAAACCCAATTCAGGTGAAATTTTTGAGGCTCGAACTGTCAAAAACAAAATTGACATTACGGCTGATACAGCGGTAGCTCTACCATTACTGATTGATGTTAAAGAGCGGCAAGTAGTATGGTTAGACTTGTCAATGAAATCTAATCCAAACTTTGTAAATGCAGCGGTCGCAAATTCAAAGAGTACTAGCTTGGTTTGTAAGGCAATGTGCAAACTTGTTAAACCCAATCTGTTTGATTTGCTTTCTATGCACGCAGAAGGTCGCGGAAAGTTGGTAAATAAATCAGAGAAGGCAGACGTGGTTTTTTCGGCTGAAACGACTCCATTTGAGACAGATATGATTTTGTCGAAATACTTGTGAGTTTGTGGGTGTATGTTGTAACGGTAGCAATCGTAAAGATTAAAGTAGTTAGTTTGTGGAGAGCAGACCATGATATCCTCTGTAAGCCTAGTAGCAGATTGATGAAATAGCTTTAACGCCTAATAAGGGCGTGGTATCAGTTCGAATCTGATTACATCCATCAGTTATGTTTATGTCAATATACAAGGTTGTGGGAAACGACAAGTGGCATTTGCTTACACCAAACGGAAAGACTTATTGTGGCGTTTCTAGTTCAAAAATTTGTGAATCAAAAAAGATAGGTATTGCTCATAAAGATTGCCAGCCCGACCCACCTAAAGAACATTTGTGTTTAATTTGTTTTGAGTTTCTAGAGAAGGGTTACCAATTTTAAAAACATATGGTTAAAATAGAATACATAGGCAACACTTATGATGTTGATGGTTTAGAGGGATTTCCCGAAATTACCATTTTTATACAAGGTGGCAAACCCATTGACCATCTTTATCTTATTAATAACGATGCGCTTGATATGCATGTTCTTCCAAGAGTGTTAAAGCACTTTGGAATCGATGTTGAAGTTCACAAGATTGAAAAGCCGTCTAAGAAGTTGGTTAAGCTCATTAAAGAATATCTTAAAAAAGAAGGTTATAGCGATGGTAACGATTGAATATATTGATAACACTTGTGATTATGAAGGATTAGAAGATTTTGGCGAAATTCTAGTTTTAGTCAAAGATGGAGTGCCAGTTTCGCATCTTGACTATTCTGATACTGTGCTCGAACTAGATAGGATTCCAGAGCTTTTAAAACCTTTTGTTGATATTGAGGTAAAAATGATTGATAAGCCTTCAAAAAAGCTGCTTAAAGCCGTGAAGGAATACTTACAGCAATATTATTAATCTATTGTTTTATGAAAAGAAGGAATTTTATCAATCTATTAGCGTCACTTCCGTTTATTGGATTGTTTATTAAACCTGTAGAAGCGGCAAAAACATACAACAAATATTTCATTGAACGGAGAGTTGAACTTGTAGGTAATTTAGGCGTTTGTCATTTTCTTTATAAATACGTAGAAAAGAAACGCAGTGACGTTCTTGAGAAAGCTATTGAAAGAGCTTCTTCAGACGGAGTTTATACCGCGTCAATTATTGGTATTGAAAGAGAAGTTGGTTATGCAAATCCAGATAGCAAATCAAATCATTATGTAGAAGTAAAGCGAAAGCTTATTTCGCCCAAACAGCTTGAGGCGATGTTTGAATTGGGAAAAAACTGGTCTTCTGTTTAGTTTTATGACAGACATAGAAGCCGTGACTGAGAAGGAATCACCACGAGGGTTTATCTCGGCCCCAACACTGGAGCAACTCAAGCCAACAGAACGTGAAGTTCAACTGCTTAGGGTGTTGTGGGCATGGCAGGAGCTATCGGCCAAATCCAACATTGTCTTAGGACAGCCGAAACCATATTGTTCGTGAATGCAAAGTATTTCGAGCAGGTAGGTTTTCACCCTACGCCTAGTCGATGAGAGTTCGACCACGAACGCCAATTTTTAATGAAATGCATGAATTTAGGTTGCACCAAAAAGGTTCCATTAAGATTTCAGACAAAAAAGGGGCAGGAAGACAACCGTGGGCTTTGTTCTCGAAAGTGTGCCAAAGAGTTTTATAATACTTTAGGTTCTTTGATTACAAATAGGTATTCAAAGTTTAAATTCCTTTCTCTAGACAAAGAAGAAAAGAAAAAAGAAAAAGTTAGGCAGAAGTTGAATCCTATATAAACAACATGACAGATACAAATGACCTTTACGAGAAGATAGAACAACTTCAGGCGGAAGTTAAGGAGTTGCGGGAGCTAATTACTGGACTTGACCGAATCGTGCCAAGAAAGCCCTGCGCTATAACTTGGGAGCAGGGCGTTGAAATTTTAAATTTTATCCAAGACAAGTTTTTACCTAAAGCTACGAGCGTTCTTGGATGTGCGAAATGATTCAAATTTTACCCGTATTACTTGTGTTTTTTGTTGTAATGACTGTATTTGTAAGTGTGTTTTTAATTGCTGTGTTTTATTACATTGGTGAAAGAATGACATCAAACATTCAACTCCTTAGAAAAGGCGACCAGTATTGTATTCGTCGGTATTGGTTTAAAATTATTCCTATGTATTGGTATCATATGGGGTTTGAGCCTTATTGGACACTAATACCTTATTGGGACGACGAAAGAAGTACTAGAGCAGAATATGAAGGTTTTTTAAACTGTGCCGCCTATCGAAAAAAATTTAAAGACGCTCCAACCCTTTTAGTTGATTCTAATGATACAAAAGTTCACGCAGAAGCCGAATCTCTTAAAAGAAAGTAATGTCTGAGTTAATCATAACTCAAGCGCCGCCCACCAAGCGCAACTGGAGTGGTCAGCGAGCACGCGGCCTGCGCTGGAGACTTCACGCTTTAGGTATTAGCGATGCTGAGATGCGATATCGTCCCGGCGTAAGACATATTTTGGGCGCTTGGACCGGCGAAGAACAAACCTTACTGGATTTGGTTAAGCGGCGATGGAAAGTCTTAGCCACGCGGTATCATGAAGCTAACGGTGGAGACCCCGAAAAGTGGAAGCAGGTTAATACGCTTTACTCTGCTGCATTAAAGAGAATAGTAAAGCCTTTTCCACGCGCTAAACCACACAAGACTTTGATGCGGGAATGTCTTATCTGTCATGAGATATTTGAGTTCTCATCGGCGGGCGGCGGGCATCGGCGGAAAACTTGCAGCAACGAATGTAAGCGGTTGTATCGCGTTGCAAACGTTCAAAGGCGAAGAAAGACTGTGCGGACGGCTGTTGCAGATTATCGGCATTGCGATTGGTGTGAGAGGCCATTTAGTTCGTCTGATAGACGTAAGAGATTTTGCCGAACACAATGCAGAAGATATGCTAAGTATCATAGACTAAGCTCCAACCCGCAGTGGATGGAAAAACAACGGCAATTCCGTCGCGAGTTTTATTATAGACAAAAATCAGCAAAGTCACAATTGATTCCAGCGTCTGTCTAAAATCCATTTCTCATACCCCTTTTGGCTACTAGGCGGATGATACATTGTCGCACCAGTCTTGAAAATTGGACCGTGAGTAACATCCGGCGTGGGTGGAATTCCATGCAGTAGCCGCAATTTAAAGGTGCCAACAGCAACAAAAATCCATACATAAAGGAAAACAAAGTTTTAAATTATGCTAACTACAGACCCTAATGACCCGCGCATTTGTCGCGGTGGAGAAGATAAACAATCCGTTCCTCCGTGCGAGGTATATTTAGTACTCTCTGAAGAAGAGAAGGCTAAAGGGTTCGTGCGACCAGTCAGGACGAGCTACAAACACGTAGGCATCGCTGGCCCGAAGTATCCCTTACGCGACCTTACTGCTAAGGAGCATGAGTTATATGATGAGTTTGGTTATGCTAAGTATGAGGAGTATCCGCCGAATACTGCCGCCCTAGGTAAGTTCTGGACACAGGAAGAGTTAAATAAAATAGGCAAAGGCTGTGGGGCGATAACTTATATGGGTCAAGCCATAGCCGAAACTTATAGTAGAAATCCAAAGTTCTATGGACTGACTTATTGTTGTGGGTGTGGCAAACATCTACTTGTCGGCGAAGATGGAGAGTTTGTTTGGGATGGGACGAATGAGAGAGTAGGTAGTTAGTATCATTGACAGAGAAGAGACGTTCTCATGAGATGTTTTGCCTACTTAGCTGTAGGCTCTGTCTCCAATTTACGACATCTGTTCTTGTCCAAAAGTCAATGTATTCTAATTGAACGGGTGGCGTGACCCCTCGCTCCGCGTGGAGATTGAGGGGAGAATTTAGTGTAACTAAAGTTATGGAAAACCCTCAAACGTGGGACGCAATCACAAGAAAAATTAATGAAATACTTTTAGAGTGGCATAATATGCAAGAAGATGGGTATCTTAGTCTAAGTTTGCCTTATTTTCTTAAACTCAGACTAGAAGAGGCCGGTTATCTTAAATCAGACTGTTTATGAATTTTTTAGGTGCCGGATTGTTAATTTCCTTTTTGTTTGTTCAAAATCCATCTTTTGAAGCTCGCTGGCCCCAACGTCCCCCTAAGGAAATTCCTGAGATAGAAAAACACTACAAAGAATGGGTGCTTGGGGTAAAAACAAACTATTTTAAAAGTGTTTTGGAGACCAATCGTTTGACATTCTAAAAAGTCTTGCTATAATAGCAACCAGATTGAAAATTGACTTAGATTTAATTGACCGCGCCCAATTCATGATTCACCAGCATGTTTTGGATGGGGAACAATTGTGGTTAATCCAACCCCAACATATTGGATGTAAGTGGACTCAAGATAACAAGATATTGCGGTCTAGCCTTTGGAATAACGATGGAGAATTAGTTTCGGCAGGTTTTCCTAAATTTGTGAATTGGGGCGAGAATCTAGAACACTTTCCAGTGCCAAAATCTCTTAACAAGACCACTATCGTTGAGAAAGTAGACGGCTCACTGTTGATTGTTTCCAAGTATAAAGGCAAACATATCATTCGGACTCGGGGCACTTCAAATGTTGAAGATTTAGAAAATGCGCACGAGATTGAAGTTTTTAAACAAGCCCTTTTATACAAAATTGACTTGATTTATAATTCAATTAAAGATTGGGGCAAAAAGTCTTGGCTCTTTGAATGGGTGTCCCCTACTCGTAAAATCATTCTAAATTATGGTGAACAGCCCGATTGGATTTTGGTTGGAGTTGTTGAACATTTAGATTATACTTTATGGTCTCAGGAAAGACTCGATGAAGTTGCGAAAGCATTAGAATTTAAGCGACCTTCTACTTATCAATTTTCTTCAGTTGAAGCTTTAATGACTGATGTCGAGACATGGAAAGGCAAAGAGGGCGTTTGTGTTTATTCTAAAGACGGTCAAGCAATCCATAAATGTAAGTCCTTGTGGTATTTGAGCTTGCACAGAATGAAGGAAGCTTTGTCTTCTTTCGATAAAGTTGTGGATGTGTGGTTTGCGCAAGGTGAACCTGAATATCGAACCTTTGAAGCTAATATTACTTCTCAATTTGATTGGGAGCTATGGAATCAATGTAGAGGGGATGCATCGCGGATTTGTGACGGTTCAAAAGAGGTTGCAAAGATTATTCAAGGCATGAATACTTTTGTGACCAGTCGTTTGGCGCATTTACCAACTCGAAAAGAACAGGCGCTTGAAGTTATTAAAGCATACGGAAATACAAATCGCGCTTCTTTTGTGTTTAAACTGTTGGACGGTAAGGGTTTAGATTCAGAAGATAGAAAGAAATTATTGTATCAGGTTTTGAAGAATTAAGAATTTCAAACTATTAAAGATGTTGGGCTAGAACCCCATCATTTAAAGAGTGACGAATGGAAGCTGAGTATAACGTTTACAAGGCAAGAGTCCGTATGCCACTGTTCGCATACCCAGTATACCGTTACCTCCAACTAACCTTAGAGCCAAGTAGATTTTTAAACAGAGTATCTAACCTAGAGGAACCATTGATTTTAATAAATTTTTTAAAATTTACGCTTACAAAATAAAATCATGGATAAATCAGGACTTCAAGTAGGAGATACGGTTCAGTTAGAACCCAAGGGTGCGCATAAGTTATATGATGGCTGTCAGATTAATAAAGAACAATACCAAGAAATCCACCAAAAAAACCTAACAGGTGAAATATTAGGTTTACGATTAGAAAACAACCATTATCTCTATGGAGAATATGCAACAGTAAAATGGCAGAACGGCTTTCAAAGCAACACTATTAACACTGGTTGGTTAATAAAAAAAACTTAGTTATGGGGTCGAAGCTTTAAATTGAAGCAAAAATCTTTTAAATTTTTGAACTCGGAGAGTTACCGAGCGGCCCCACCATCTTTTTTCCTTGTATTCAACCCAAGGTTCGTGTAAACTGATAGAAATGAAAATCTTTTTTTCCACTTGTGCCTCAAAATGAGACACTAACACACCTAAAAAAATGAAAAAAATCAAACTCGGCATCAAAACAATCGTAATTCTTGTTCTCATTAACCTCTCTGTCTATGCGGGGACCGTTACTTTGGCGTGGGACCCTAGCCCTGACACGAATGTAGTTTCGTATTATTTATATTCCGGTGGCACTAGCGGGTTTTATACCAACAAACTTAATGTTGGAAATGTCCTTTTAGGTTCAATTGACGGCCTTCTTGCTGGTCGCACCTACTACTTTACTGCTACTGCTGCCAATAATGAAAATATGGAGAGTGATTTCAGTAACGAAGTCGTTTATAATACGCCTCTTCCTCCTCCTCCACCGAATCTTCCCGAAGAACCTCCCAACCTTCGCGTCACCAAGTATACAGATACTATCACTATTATTTACACAAATGACCTTCCACCCGTCACAAATCCTCCTCCCCCAGTAGTCACATGTGATGAAGTATTAATGAACATGTCAACAAATAGTGGTTTTGGTTATACTCGATGGCTTGATGTATCTTCAAGGAAGTATGCTGCAACGCCCTTTGTGTGGACTAACAACACCGCTATATGTGAACTCACAGCGGCGCTTCAAAGTGTAGGCGGTCTACAGGGACAGGTTTACGCGTCTATTTGGTTAGGCGGCACTAATCCCGTTACTCAGCTTGGTGAATCTGTTGCTGTAGCTATCTCAAGTATGCCTCATATGGACACGTTTAGTTTATCGAATGCTATTGTGAGTAAGACAGTTTTCCCTATGCCAAATGTTGCGTGTCCAGTCGGCACACATTGGCTTGTGTTACGAGGAGAACCATTGGGTAGTAGTGCGGTAAATAATCTTTTATGGTGGCGCAATGGGGCCGCAGGGGGCGCACCACTACAAGTACTAACCTCTTCCGATGGCATGAATTGGTCTTTGTTCGCGAATCGTAGGGGCTTACACACTATTAGTGCTTTATCAGAGTAAAGACTGCCAACCTCAGTAAAATGCTCCTGTGGCCGAAATAGATGAGGCATCTACCTTCTAAGTAGACAAATTTGGGTGCAAGTCCCAACGGGAGTACCAATTTTCTGTAAATAAACTTTACACTCTTTCTCATACTTAGGTGTAATTGCCTTTGTATGAGAAAAGTATTTAACTGTATATTAGTTCTCTTTTTAGCGCTCAATCTAAATGGCGAAGTTTGGTTGGGTAAATTAAAAAACAACAAGGATAAAGACGAGATAGAAGGTCTTGTTAAAGGAAATAATGGAAAATCTCAACATTTACAATATGTTGATATTCATAGGTTTGAGTTTAATAATCCCGATGTTATTGAAAGACTTTTAGCAACTGACAAGTTTGAATTCTTGGAGCCAGACCAAGAAATAACTTTAGATGCAATCCCTAATGACCCTCGTTATTCCGAACTTTGGGGGATGCCAAATATTGAAGCTCCTTTAGGTTGGGATATTAGCACAGGAGGAGAAGATATTATTGTGGCTGTAGTAGACACTGGGCTTTGGACAGAACATCCTGATTTGGTTGCAAACGTTTGGACCGACCCAATAACGGGTGCTCACGGGTGGACAGCTAGGCTAGGAGTTTTAACTGAGGGAGTTATTGATGACCATGGACATGGAACGCACTGCGCTGGAACTATAGGTGCGGTTGGAGACAACGGAATTGGTGTAGTAGGAGTTAATTGGAAGGTAAAGATTGCTGGATTTAAATTTCTTGGTTCAAGTGGTTCTGGTAGTCGAAGCGACGCGATATTACTTTACGATAAGATAATTGAACTTAAGAAAACTCGCGGAATTAATTTTCGGTTGACCAGTAATTCTTGGGGCGGTGGTTCAGCTATAGATAGTGCCACGTCTGAGGCATTTAAAAGATTAGAAGACGCTGGTGTTACTTCTATTGTTGCTGCGGGAAATTCTTCTGCTAATATTGATGTTAATAATTACTCACCAGCGGAAGCTACAAATAACAGTGTTATTACTGTTATGGCAACTGACATTAATAATAAAAAAGCGTCCTTTTCAAACTATGGTTATGCTAATGTAGATATTGCTGCCCCCGGTGTTGGTATTTTAAGCACCGTGCCAACCAATAGTGTGTCCTTGGGAAACACTAACGGATATAGAATTTTAAATGG